CGCACTGATAGCTAGAGCGAAAGCCCGCAATGTTTCTGATATCCTTAATAAGATAAAAGATTCAAAGGCGAACTTAGTTCAAACCTATGCAGAGTCCGAGCAAGTGGCGAAGATGGTAACGAATTTCACGTCACGTGTAGTTCCAGCTATCCAGTCCTTACGCCGCGGCAGCCTGATCGGCGCCGGCGAGCATCTCGGTGTCTTTGTCAGTAAGCGTGCGCAAACGAAGTTTGCACGATTGCATCGTAACATTAAAGACAGAAACGATGTGGACAAGATGCTATCCAATGGGATACTGACTGTTCAGTACGGTATACGTCCTTTAATTCAAGATGTTATTGGCGCAGCTGAGCTTTACGCACAGAAAATGGCTTACGAATCGATCGGTACATGCAAATCTCGAAGAACGACTGAGTCGAACCAAGGGACCGGCAGTGGTACTACGACACTCTCCGGCGCAGTGTGGTCGGGAGTTAGTACTTGGGATGTTCAAGTATCCGTTAAAAGCGGGTACACATTTACCAAGGGATCGGAGATCGTTCACACAGTGAAGCAGCTTGGGATCACAAATCCTTTGCTGTTAGCTTGGGAACTTATGCCCTGGAGCTTTGTTATCGATTGGGTCTACCCTTTCGGTAATTACCTATCCTCCTTGGATGCAACCTTAGGGTTGAATTTTAAGGACGGATGGGAAAGCGTCCGCGTCAAGTATAGATACTATCTTGACGTTACCGCAAACCCGCGATTCGGTAATACCGCGTACTGTCAATCAGCGCGCGGTCAGCAGACTATTGTATACGACGAGTACCGTAGGACGGTGAAGACTAGCTTTCCATCCCCTCAACTCCCGTATTTCAAGAATCCCCTGTCATGGGAGCACGCCCTTAATGGACTGGCTTTACTGGCAGGATTACGGAAATCTGTTTACTGAATATTATATCATGTTTTATTCAAGAAAGTGACGATATATGCAACTCGCAAATATCATTCTAAACGACGGTCAAACGACCCCGGTGGCACACACCTTTTCCCCAGTTAATATTGACGCGGCTGGTGTTGCCAAATTGGTTGACCGCTCAGGCGGTATTTCCATTGGCTTCCCCGCTATCACAATGTCGGTCCGTGCGCCTCAAAAAGGCGCGTCGAACTACAAAGTTGTAGCCAAAGTTTCAGTCCCGGTGCTTGAGGCAACTTCGCCTAGTACTGCTACTGGTATTCAGCCGGCTCCAACCGTTGCTTACACGCTCCTCGGGACGTGTGAGTTCGTGTTGCCCGACCGTAGTACCTTGCAGGAACGTACGAATGTCTTGGCCTATTTGAAGAACTTCCTGGCGAATACCAATCTTGACACTGCTGTCAAGACGTACGAAGCCATTTATTAATTCAAATTGAAGGGACATGACTTATGAGCTTAGCCGTAAGTCGCGGACAGCTTAAAGCTGCTGCGAACAAATACGTCGCTACTTCGTCAAATACTGATGGAGCTATCCTGGAATTTTTCGACTCCCTCGACACTGACTTGGCAAGACAAGCCAAGAGCCTGTATCAGAGCGGGAACCATGTAGGCCTTCTCGACCTTGACATTAATCCACAAGATTATGTTGAGCTCGGTGCTGATATGTTTCACCGTGATTATCTAGCTGTGTCGTTTCTTTCTAAAAGTACCTTTTTAAAAACTGGGTATGATCTGAAGGATCGGGCTATTATGAAGTTCAAGAAAATGGAACTTCACTGTAGTGAAACTAACCGGCGGTTCAAATCTGACAATGAGCTAGAAAACTCAGAGTTCGCTCTATTGTTATTCACAATGAGGCGTAAAATAGATTTGATTCTAGGTGAGTTCAATATCGAAGAGTTCTTCGACAAGTCTTCTTGGGGACCTGGTGTTACAACCCTTCTGAAGGGGAGTGATACCAGTGCAACAAGAAAATTTCAGTCTGAGATTGGAATTACGCGCGATGCGTACTCCCTGCTGGGCAGTTCACTCGGCTCAGCATATCCTAACTGGTTTCGAGAAGAACACGTAAGTGATTCCTCGTTTCAGTATATGGATGGGAATTCCGTCACTACAGTACCAAAGAATAGTAAGACTGACCGCGTTATAGCGGTCGAGCCGGGCATCAACCTTTTCTTCCAAAAAGGAATAGGGAAGATGTTGAAGGCGCGTTTGAAGAGATTTGGTATTGACTTGTCTACTCAACAGCGTAACCAGAAAGCTGCCTGTGAAGGCAGTATAACCGGTGCGTTAGCGACGATCGACTTTTCGAGTGCCAGTGATACTATTGCAAAAAATGTCGTGAGACACCTTTTGCCTAGCCGCTGGCTTACTGTACTCGACCATCTTCGCTGTAGACATGGCAAAATTGGTAATGAATCCTTTCAGTGGGAGAAGTTTTCGTCAATGGGTAACGGGTTCACCTTTGAGCTCGAAACCTTAATCTTCTTTGCAGCGGCACTTGCGTGCTGCGAGCATGGAGGAGTTGACGCGACGGATGTCACTGTGTATGGGGATGACGTGGTTATACCGACGTCAGTTACCAAATCGTTCATTGAATTGAGTCACTTCCTCGGATTTATTGTGAATGAGGACAAGAGTTTTATCTCGGGTCCTTTTCGCGAATCCTGCGGGGAGCACTTTTTCAATGGCTATCCGGTTAAGCCTATCTTTTTAAAGGATAAACTACACAATGCGATCAGCGTTTATAAACTGGCTAATAGTATCAGGCGGCTTAGTCATCTCCGTAACCTTGGTCACGGCTGTGATATACGCTTTCTGGCTACTTGGCACCATATTCTTAAGAGGTTACCAAACAGTCTTCGGGCTGTGAGGATCTCTGAAGGGTTCGGTGATGGTGGGATCATCTCTAACTGGGATGAGTCCTCACCTGTCAGGTCGAAAGACGGTCACGAAGGCTATGAGACCATAAGTCTCAATCTTCGTAGCGTAAAACTAGACACAGAATGTCTAGGTTTACTTAACGAACGTCTGACGCAGATTAAAGGCTGTTATCAGCTTTTACGTAGACCGTCTCCCTTAAATTTGAAGACGGAGGCCCTGCATCTAAAAAATGCAGACCTGGAGACGCAAGGATACGGGAATACTGTGTCCTTACGAGGCCAGACACGCTTAGGTTGTGAAACCCTGCGTGTCTTTAAGTGGTACAACCTCGGACCCTGGTGCTAAAGCACTAGGCTCAGTCCGTTACTTTCATAACGGTGGAGGGTGTCACTGAG